AATCGGACTCCGACTTAGCTTTTCTAGATTTTCCTCTTGGTGTGCGGAAAGACCAGAAATACTTTCTACCAATATAACTACGACCAGTTTTATTGCAGTGAATATGATAAACAAAACCAAAATTATCTTGAATATGATCAGACTCAAAAACCTCTCCATTGTAGAGCCAAGGGTTTTCATAGCTCATAAAGCTCTTAGAATTATATGAGCCTTATTTATCCTTTGAACCCGGACAGAGTTATTATAGTCATAAAAAAGGGGGTTAGTCAACCCCCCAGAGTTATATTTTAATTGTTCTCAACGAACATTAGCACGATACCACTTCTCAAAATCTTCTCTACGCTTGTCACCTCTTGGTGGCATTGGAGTTTTTTCTCCACGAACTGGCTCATACTTTCTCTTCTCTTCCTTATCATGACCTTCTGGATTTTCACGAGCTCTTTGAGCCTCGGAGAGTTCAAGTTCCTGAGCATAAATCTCAGCAACTTCTTCCCAAGTATATTCGGAGAGATCATAACCTTCCGCAATGAGTTCGTCTACCCATGCTTCTAGATCTTCTTGACGAAGTTTCTTTCTTCTTTGCTTCTCCATTTGTTTTGGAGAAAGATTAGCACCCTTTCCACGATTAGCGGAAGGATCCCATCTTGGACCTGGTTCAAATTCTATTCCTTTCTTACCAGCAAACATCTTGATGCGGGCTCTCGTACCATCATCTGTTTTTGATGATTCATCAATTACCTTTTGAATCCACTTCTCCATCTTCTCATTGATGTCAACTTCTTCTTTTGTCATTTTTTTTCTTGCTGCCTTAACCTTATCTCTCAAAGGTTTTCTAACTCTTTCTCTACTATCTCTTGATTGTTGTTTAACAACAGATTCAAGATCATCGTCATCATCCTCATCATCCATGTCACCGAGATGATATCCATGTCTCATAGACATTGTACCACCTTTATCCTTTCTTTTTTCACTATCAGCTGGATGTCCGGCTTCCATTGGCCCATGATCCTTTGAACCAGCCTTGTAACCAGGATGACCCTTACCGCCGGTGAGTTCCATGATGATGGTCTCTCTCCACTCTTCACTCATGTTTGCCATCATTACGAGTGCATTCTCTTCGGTCTCTGCATATCCTTCATCTAGAAGGTGACCTTTGACTAGATCAAAGATGTCTGTAGTTTCTTTTTTCATTGGTTGTACGGGTTTAGGGGTTGAAGTGGCAGCAACAGCAGCAGTTTTCTTTATTAGATCTTCTGGTGGAGCACTAGCCTTATCATTAAATCCAGATCCTGGAGTTGGTTTAGTATTTACTGGTTTTGGGGGAGCAGCTTTAAATGCATTTGGATTATTAACTAACGATTGATTTCCTGCTCCTAGTTTAGCAACTGCAGGTGATTGAACTGAAGGTGAGTTCATTGGTAGTCTTGATCTCATATCCTTCATGAGAGGATTATCAGTCTGTTGAGTACCACGAATTCTTGCCTTTTCAGCAGCAACTGCAGCAAGTTTTGGATTTGCTTTTGCCCATTGATCCATAGCACTTGGTTTTGCTGAAGGAGTTGAAGGAGTTGTTGGTTTATCAGCTGCAGTAGATGGTTTATCAGCGGTAAAAGTCCTCTTACCAGCAGCATCATAAGTTACACTTCCTTTCTGACCGCCAAGAGTTGCACCATATTTTCTACCAACTGTTACCTTTTGGGATTGACCGGCAATATTTTTTGCAGAGACAACATTACTTGGAGTACCCCCAGGTGATCCTGATGGTGTTCCACCAGGGCTTGGTCTATTGGATCCTGGGCCTGGTGATGGTTTTGGCTTTTCTTGTTTTGTGCCAAAATAATCATCAGGATTCATAGTTCTTCTGTCTTTTTCATTTTTGGCAATCTGATTTTGAACTGCAGGATTTTGTCTTGTTGGTCTTGCGGCTGAAGTAGGAGCATCAAGTTTTCCTGTTGTTACCAATTGTTGAAGTTTTTGTGCTCTTGCTCTTTGTCTTTGAAGAGCGGGATTATCCTTACCAGTCAATTGACCCGCAAGACCTGGGCCTAAATCACTCAAAGCACCCATAATACCCCTTCCCGCTCTATATCCAAGATCATTTGGATTTGGCTTAGCCACTTCACTAAGAACCTCAGGAGTCTCATGAACCTTTGAATAGGCCTCTATGAGACCCTTGATTTCTTCTGCTCTCATCGTTACAAAAACTACCTTTATAATGTTATTTATTTATCCTCGGGTTTCCAAGAACAATCAGTTCCTTCAAAGACCGATGAACAAATTCTCATAGGCGGTGCAAGTTTTTTACAATCCTCTGAGTAACATAAAGACTCATCATTTTTCATATCCATGTACTTTGGTTTATACTTTTTATTGGACTCTGCGATAATTCTATCATATTCTTTTGTTACATCTCTGATAGCCCTATCAACATCTCTACCGACTCTGCGGTTTACTTTGTCAGGATCTTGTAGTATAATCTCATTAAGAATGCCTTGCGGGAGATACTTTCTTTGAAGTTCGTCCAATAAATCCCAAAGTCCATGTTCCGATACTCCTGTGCATTGTGAGAGTGTTGCGATAATTGTAGATACTACTACTCCAACAACAATAAGTTGTTTTTTATCTGGTTTCTTTTTTCCAAACTGAAAGTTGAATTGCATGATTTGAAATCATTCTACTACTAGTTATAAGCATCAATAAATATAAAAATAGGGAAAGACTGAGGAAAATTAATGTCTAGACTCGGGATCAATACTGGTAGTAATCCTAATGATGGTCAGGGCGATCCATTGAGAATTGCAATGGGTAAAATCAATAGTAATTTTACCGAAATTTACAATATAATAGGTGATGGAAATAATTTAATCAGTTATGCAAGTACTGCAGGAATCTCTACACTTGCAAGAAACTTAACAGGATCTCCAAGAATTAATGTCAGTGGTATTTTAAATACTGGAATTACCACAACAGAACATATAGAAGTAAGAAATATAACATCAACGGGAGTAGTTACTGCAACGCAATTTGTTGGAGATGGATCACAATTAACTAATGTTACTGCACTTGTTGGTGGTCTTGAAGTATTAGATGATAATGTAAGAAAGGGAGTTGCAAGAGAACTTAACTTTGGTGCCAATATACAATCAACTGGCCCAGATGGAGTTGGTAGAGTAACAATCTCAGTCTCAACTGTTACTTCAAGTTCATCTGCAGGTTATGCAGAAATTTCTGGAATTTCCACATTTTCTCAAGGACTTGTCGGAACTCCAAATCTTAATGTAGGAGTTATAACAGCAACTTTCTTTGTTGGTGATGGATCTTTACTTACTAATATTCCTGGAAATGTTAATAGTGGATATGCAAACACTGCAGGAATTGCAACAGTTGCACAAGGACTCACGGGAACTCCTAATATCAGTGTTGGAATTGTTACTGCAACAAGTTTTATTGGTGATGGTTCTGGATTAACTAATCTTCCTGGAGGTGTTGGCGGATCCTCTCAGTGGGTTACAGTATCATCTGGAATTTATACCGGATCTAATGTTGGTATTGGAACAACAATTGCATCTTCAAAATTAACCGTAGAAGGAGACGGAAGGTTCAGTGGTGTAGTTACTGCATCTAGATTTGAAAGCACTTCAGCAGGAACTCCTACAATTGATTCTCCAAATAACTTAAATATTAATGCAATCAATGTTGCTATCAGTACAGACATAACTATTGGCAGAGATGCTTATGTTGGTGTAAATACATCAAGTGGTCTTGTATTAACATCGCCAAATGGAACTCAATATAGATTAGTAGTTGACAATTCCGGAAACCTTAGCACAGTTCTAGTACCGTAAAATGACTCTTAAAAAATATACAATTAAAGTAACAGAAGAACAACATTGGCAGGAGATTCATGATCTTCTGTGTACTACAACTTCATGTGAACATATTCCAGATAGAGCAGTTTCATGTCATGATGAAAAAGATCATAGTCCCACCAGAGGAACTTTTATTCTTCATGGAAATGAAGTAGAGTTATTAAAAAAACATCCACATATTGAATGGATTGAATTAGATCCATCTGAATATCCAGATGAGTATCCAAAACCATCTCACTATATTAAAAGATGGAATAAAAATGTAAAAGTTTATAGAGATCTTGATGCCAATGCTCCAGTGTCAACAGGAGCAACTGTGGGTGAATTGGATAGAACTGGTTGGCAAATTGTAAGAAGTGGGATAAAAACGAATACAGAAGCTTGGGGAAGTGCAACAGGAAATCCTTCAGCCATTCTAAGTGATGCAAGTTATAGTTTAACTGGCAAAAATGTTGATGTAATTATTCATGATTCTGGAGTTCTTCAATATCATCCAGAGTTTATGGATGAAAATAATCAATCTAGAGTTAGAGATGTTATTTTAGATGGCCCATATTACATAGATCCTAACTATTTTGATAATGTTATTCCCGCAGTAAAATATACCAAACCTGATGGAAGAGTTGGTATCGCAACAACTTCTGCGAGAGATTGGTGGATCAACTCATCAAAAAGATCTGCTGGATTTTCTACAATTGGTACAGTTTCAGTTCCTACAGATTACACTGTACCAAATTGTTTAGGTACAAATCTAACGGGAAGTAATACCATGATAAGTGGTCATGGAACTGCTTGTGCATCATTGACTGCTGGAAAAAATCTTGGACTTGCATTTGATGCAAATATTTGGAATATGTCTGGTATTGGAGATCCGACTTCAATTACAATTGAACAAAACTACGATTTGATGAAAATATTCCACTTATATAAGCCAGTAAATTCAGAGACAGGAAGAAAAAATCCAACTGTGGTCAACGGGAGTTGGGGATATCAAGCAGCATTTTTATCCAGTAGCACTGTAACATACAGATTTAGAGGAACTACAGGAACTTTTACAGGAAATGCATCAGTTACAGATCAAGTTACTGCAATGAAAAGCGGATTGAACAATCAAGTTGGTGGTGCTCAAGAATCCTGGTCTTCATCTTCCCGTTCCAATTCTACTGATGAAGCTGCAAAAGAAATGATGGATACTGGTGTTATCTATGTATGTGCTGCAGGTAATAATAATCAAAGATTGGGAGTTGGATCTACTGATCCAGATCTTTTAAATTACATGTCGGATAACTGGTTTGGTACTACTGATCCAAGATCACATTTTCCCTCTAACTGTGTTCCTTGTAATCATAGAGATTGGATGAATCCACAAGGAGTTGGTTTTAGTTCTGCGACTGATCCAGAGTTTCATCCATCAATTTGTGTCGGTGCAATGGATGAATACATTCTACTTGGAAGTGAAGGATATGCTGCAATTTATGGTGAAAGAAAAGCATCATATTCTAACAATGGCCCTGGAATTGATGTGTGGTCTCCAGCAGATGAAACTTTCGCTGCTGGAACTAATGGTGTAGCTGGTTACACAGATTACCAAAGATATGATAATTCCAATTTTTACGATTGTTATTTCAATGGAACAAGTGCGGCTTCACCAGTAGCTTGTGGTCTGATTGCACTTTATATGGAAACTGATCCAACTGCATCTTCAAGAAAAGTAAAATCTTGGCTGAAAAAACATGGATCTGTTGGAGTTACTACATTAGCTTATGCAGACCAATATCCAGATGATACTACAACGACTTATTGGACAGGATCTTTTAATATGAGAGGTGCAGAAAGAAGAATACTTTATAATCCTTTTGCAAATGATACAAAACCTACAATGAGTGGCATTCAGATATCCGGCATAACTCTATCTCTATAAATAAGCCGCCCAAAAAGCCACAAGAAAAATGAAAAGATTATTACTCGTCTTTTCGTTATTCTTTATTACTCCTGTAAGTGCCGCTGAAATCACATCAAAAATCACTGACTCTATACAACTCAAGGTTGACGCTGCTGCTTCACAAGCAATTAGAGTCGGAGCACAATACTCCGCATCAGGCACAAACATTCAATCATCTACATTTGGTGGTGTAGGTGGTGCCGGATCGTATAGTATCAACACTGCTGGTCAAGCATTTACTTTCTCGGAAAG